ATAACGTTTTGCAGATTGGCGTTGTTGCCTCACAAATGATTGATTGAAAAACTAAACTTAATATTATGACAAAACTTAATTTGGAACTCGAAAGCAATAACGCCAATGTGCTGTTAGCTACAGTAGATTATTACAAGGAATGCCCATTTACTGTTGGTCTAATTTATACAGAAGGTGTTTATAAAGGTAGATACGATGCTTGGAATAATTATTTTGGGGCATTCATTTTTGATTGTAACGGAGAACAAAGATTAATACATCCAACCGATATTGATAAGATACTCTCGGTTAATCTATTGTAGCTAACGTATGAGTATATGGTGCGTTGCGATTAGATGCACTACTTTTCAAATAACTAAAAACAATAATAAAATGAACAAACTTAAAATTAAAGACTACGCCAGCAATGCACTATATACTGTGTTAGTTGCTGTGCTTTTATGGGTGGCAATTAGTAATATGATACAGGCTTTTAAGTGCACAAGTATGACACAAACACAGCTGTTTTTACATATACCGAAGTCTTTTGTGTGCGATTGGCAGCATTGCAACTAACTAATGGCTAACAGAATAAACACTACATTTATTTAATTAAATATGAACAATTTAACTGTAATACGCTACACTTTTTTACCATACTTTGCTGGATATTTTCAGAATGGTAATTGGTATAATTCAGATGGAAAGCAATTAAAAGAAAAGTATTATAACGGTAGGGTTTGCATAGATGAAAAAGGTAAGCGATACGGATTAGTAAAGTTAAGAAAGTTTGCAAATAGAGTAGAAATAATCGAAGAAACATTACCATTTTAAAATGAAGTGAAAAACCACACTAAAATATATTTAGACTATTTCGGTTTCACAACAGCCGACTTTATACCTTGTGAGTTATGCGGAGCAAAGGCGGTTGATATAAACCATATCGAGGCTCGTGGAATGGGAGGCTCTAAGAAAAAGGACGTTATCGAAAATTTACAAGCAGTTTGTAGGGGTTGCCATATAATGTATGGGGATAAGAAACAATACAAGGAAATGTTAAAAGAATTACACTTAAACTATATGAATGGCAAAGGTAAATATTAAACCGTTATCGGTAAACGAATGCTGGCAAGGTCGAAGATTTAAGACTGAAAAATACAAAAGTTACGAATTAGAATGTATCTATCTGTTACCTAATAACATAGATATAACTAACAAGCTAAACATTGAGTTTGGTATGAGTAGTAAGTTAAGCGATATTGACAACCCATTGAAACCTTTTTTGGATATATTGCAAAAGAAATACGGAATAAACGATAGGAATATAACAGAGTTAACGGTAAAGAAAACAGTAGTAACTAAAGGCAATGAATATATTTTTTTCTTTTTTTACTAAAAATGTTTTGTACTTAAAAGATTAATAACTACATTTATAACCACTAAAACAATAAGCAATGGGAAACAAGATAATAATAGATGAAGAGTCAGAATCTCAAAAGCTATACGAATGGATGCTATCTGATAAAAGAGAGCCAGCGCAAACATATTTTTCAAGCGGAGTTATTAGAAATATAGCAAAAGAAATTGAGTTAAGAGAGGAAATGTTTAAAAAAAGTTTGGATATTAAATAAATTGTGTATATTTGCACTAACTAAAAACTAAATAAAAATGAGCGACAAAGTATTTATTGGAAGCGGTAAGATTATCCCAACTAAGTTTGGCGAACTTACTAAAATTTCATTCTCTGAGAGTGATATTGATAAACTAAAGGCTAATCTTACAAACGGATGGGTTAACCTTGTTGTAAAAGAAAAGAAAGACAAAGTAGAGGGAAAGCCTACTCACTATTTAGAAGTGGATAACTGGAAGCCTAACACAGATAAAGATGGTAGCAAAAGCGTACCTCAGTTTCAACAAGCGGATGATTTAGATACCCCATTTTAATATTATTTAGAATCAATCTAAATAGAAATAAATAGAAACAATGGCAAGACCAAAAGGAATACCCAAAACGGGGGGGAAACAAAAAGGATATACTTCTGAGCCAGTAAAGAAGGCTCAGGAGTTATTCGTTTCTCTTTTAGAGGGCGAAGTGCCAAACCTACAAGAAGCGTTTGAGTATGTTAGGACAAATGACCCTGCGAAGTATTTAGATATTTACGCTAAATTTGCACAATTCTTTGCTCCTAAGAAAACAGAATTAAGTGGGTCTTTGGATTCAAAAGTAATTACAGTAAAACACCCAAAAGATGATAACGAGTGATAAATTAATGGATTTAGGCTTCGTGCCATTGATAGTTAATAAGACTATCGCATTTAGCATTAACGAGCGTTGTCAGGGAGTGTTAAGTGGAGGTGTATTCTTTTTCAAGTTAAAAGCTGATGGAGAGTACTTTCAAGCTAATAATGTTAATCATTTAAAGTGGTTATACAAAAGAGAGCATAAAGAAAAACTATGTACACAGTAGGAATCTATAAAATTACCAACCCAAGCGGTAAAGTTTATATAGGACAAAGCATAGAGATTGAAAAGAGGCTCTATAAATACAAGTCGGCTAATTGTAAAAAGCAGACTAAGATACTAAATTCTATTAAAAAATACGGATGGGACGCTCATTCATTTGAGATAATACATAAGTGTTTAGCAAGTGAACTAAACGATTTAGAGGTTTATTATATAAATAAATTTAATTCTCTAAATGATGGTCTTAATTTAGCTTATGGTGGACGTTCAAGTTTATTAACAGATGAACACAAGCAAAAGATAGCTAATTCGTTGAGAGGCAAAAAAAGACCTAATAGTGTAGTTGAAAAACAGAAAGCTACTATGGTTAATTTATATAGCAATAAGGTGTTTTCTGAAAAAGAGTTATTAGTATTTAGAGATTTAGCTAAAAATAATCCAAATTTCCTTTATTATAACAATAAGGTTGTATTAGATACCGCAACTGGCGTGTTCTATGATTCATTAAAAAGTGTTTCTAATTTATATGGATTAAACTATAATACACTCAAGGGTAGGTTAAATGGAAGTAAGATTAACAATACAAACTTTATCTATGCCTAATGTATAATGTAGAGTGGTGCAACTGGAAGTATTTAATAAACGAATCATTTATACCGCTTGTAGAGAATAAAGATAGATACTTAATTCTCTATGGTGGGCGTGGTTCGTCTAAGTCTGACTTTGCCGCTAAAAAAATGATTTATAGATGTTTAAGTGAGGACTTTTTCAGATGTATATTAGTAAGAAATACCTATTCATCAATAAAAGATAGTAGTTATCAGAACTTAAAAGATACTATCTACACATTAGGACTTCAAGACCTATTTGAATTTAAACTACAACCTTTAGAAATACATTGTAAAAATGGCAATATGTTCATTGCGAGAGGTTGCGATGATACAACTAAATTAAAGTCGATTAAAGATGCCTCTGCTGTATGGTATGAAGAAGATATACCAACAGAAAATGACTTTATTACTATAACAACCTCTATTCGAACTCAAAAAGCTGAGTATTTACAAGAGATTTTTAGTATTAATCCCGAAGTTGAGGGAGATTATAAAGACCACTGGTTTTATAAACGATTCTTTGGCGATAAAGTAGAGCGTAGTTTTAGTAGCGTTACACCGTTAAAGATAGATGATAACACAAGCGTAGATTTAACATATACAGTACACCATAGTTGGTATAAAGATAATAAATGGTTGCCTAATACATTTGTAGCGTTCTTAATGGACTTACAAATTAAGAATCCGTATTATTATACTATTTACTGTTTGGGGTACTGGGGGAATAAACAGTCGGGCGGTCTATTTTACAAGTTATTTGATAGGGCAAAAAATACAACTAATGTAATAGGTTACAATCCTGACTTAGCATTGCATTTAACATTCGATTTTAACGTCAATCCTTACATGACTGCTACGGTGTGGCAAATAGTCGGCAAGGTAGCTTATTGTATTGATGAAATAGCGTGTGCAAGTCCTTATAACAACACAAAGGGTATTTGTGATGAGTTTACACGTAGATACATGAGCCATAGTGCAGGATTATTTATTTATGGCGACCCAAGTGGTAAGAACGAGGATACACGAAGCGAAAAAGGACACAACGATTATAAGGTAATCGAATTACAGTTAAAAGATTATAGACCAGTTAGCAGGGTATTAAGTAAGCACCCCCCAGTAGTTGTACGTGGTAATTTTATTAATTCAGTATTTTACGAGGGTTTTGAGGGTGTTAATGTTTTAATATCCGATAAGTGTAAGCTAACTATAAATGACTTGCTATTCTTAAAAGAAGATAGCGATGGTACAAAGTTTAAGGAAAAGACAAAGGATAAGGAAAGTGGAGTAAGTTATGAGAAATACGGACATTTTACCGATGGTATGGACTATTTTTTATGTGCTGCATTCAGTACCGAGTTTTCAATGTATCAACATGGACGCAATCCAGTTAGTAGGACAATAGGTAAAAACACATTTAACAGTAAGGTTAAGTATTAAAACTGTTACACTATTTAGTAATAACATTATTTATTTTTAATTTTGATACTTAATAAAACTAATCAATGGCACGTCTTTTACGAAATCAAGATTATTTAAGACAAATTCAAGAAAGTAACATACTTCAAATAATTGAAGAAGATGATACTATTCGCCATTATGTAGAGCAAGCAGCACAATCAGAAATGATTAGCTACTTAGCACAACGATACATTACTTCAAAGATATTTACCGATACAAGCGAATTTGATATTGATGCAACTTACTACGGTAAGAATTTAGTAGAATATACAGCAGCGGAGTACGCTGTTAATGTTGCTTATGTAGTGGATGATAGAGTAGCCTATAAGGGTAAACTTTACAAGAACATTTTAGGCTGTACTGGCGTTGTCCCTACATTTGCAACTAATTGGACTTACATTTGTGAAGATAAAAGTCTTTACTATGCTAAGACTAATGAATCAGAATATAGCCACTCAACAACATACGCAATAGGAGATGATGTTTGGTATAACGATGTTGTTTATACTTGTATAGCTGAATCTTTAGCACATTTACCAACTGATACTGGTTATTGGACAGCAGGAGCGACTTATTCATTTGATGGTTTTTATCCTGAGAATACAACATATTGGACAAAAGGCGATAATAGAAATCAACTTATTGTTACTTACCTAATTGATATTACACTTTACCATTTACATAGCAGAATTAACCCACGTAACATACCTGAGTTAAGATATGTACGTTATGATGGCGGTAATGCTTTGCAAACTGGAGGCGCAATAGGATGGTTAAAGAAAGTATCAAGCGGAGATGTAACAGCAGAATTACCAGTTATTATACCTGAGCAGGGAGTAAGTATTCGTTATGGTAGCGTAACTAAAAACACAAACACGTACTAATGGAAGTATTCGGATTACATATACCATTTACAAAGGTTGCAAATGTTACACAAAATTTGCCTCAGAAAGCTAATATTCAGCGTACGGTTAAGTTTGAACAAACATTACACCGTACACGTCAAGATATAGGGACTTGGAGAGCAGCAATGTTGCAAGCGGAAAGCTTACACTATCCTAATAGACAAGAGTTATACCGACTGTATAAAGATGTAATGTTGGATGCTCATTTAACTGGCCTAATTGCTACACGTAAATACCAAATATTGCAAAGCGAGTATAAGGTAGTTGATAAAGCTGGTAATGAAGTAGAAGATAAAACAGAACTACTTAAACATAAATGGTTCTACGATTTTATTGATTTAAGTTTAGATAGTATATTTTACGGTTTTAGCTTAATTCAGTTTGGAGCATTAGAAAACGATGTTTTTAGAACTATTGATTTAGTGCCACGTCAATACGTTAAGCAAGAATTTGATATAGTAGTAGAAACACCAGCAGCAATAACTGGTGAAAACTTTTTAGATGCAAAATATAAAGGATGGGTTATTGGCGTAGGACAAAAGAGAGATTTAGGTTTGTTAGCAAAGGCAGCACCATACGTTCTATGGAAAAAGGGAGCGATGCAAGCATGGGCAGAATATACAGAGATTTTTGGTACTCCAATACGTATTGGTAAAACAAATGTAAGAGATGAAGTTACACGTAGCAATATGGAAAACTTCCTTAAAAATATGGGGGTTTCTGCTTATGGTGTATTTGATACCGATGATTTAATAGAGTTAGTAGAAAGTAATAGAACAGACGCTTTTGATGTATTCGACAAAATGATTGACCGTTGCAATAGTGAGTTATCTAAACTTATTTTAGGGCAAACTGGAACAACAGATGAAAAGAGCTATTCGGGAAGTGCAAATGTACACGAACGAGTATTAAAGATGTACGGCGAAGCTGATGAAATGCTATTGGACAGTATTTTTACTTATCAGTTAGTTCCATTGTTAAATTTTCATGGTTTAGGATTTGAAGGATTAAGGATTGAGAGCGAAGAAGAAGATAAGTTTAGCTATGAAGAAAAAGCTAAAATAGATTTAGAGTTATTGAAGTATTACGATATAGACCCTATTTATATTGAAAAAGAATACGGTACACCAGTAACTAAAAAGGCTGTTGATAATACTGGAAGCATTCAAAGTGTTAAAAATAAGTTGGACGAATATTATAGCTAATGTGTAAAATCTGCGGAGTAACAAATAGCAGTGAAAACTTATTAGATATTTTTAGTGAAGAAGAAAGAAATAAGTTTTTAAAAGATGTTTATGATGGTATTGTAACAAGTACCAGTTTAGACATTAATTATTATTATAAAGTAGCACGTAAATTAACTGATGGTGTTTATAGTGGATTTGGTCAAGAACTTATTAGAACGCAGTGGGGAACGCCTGACTATGATATGTTATTTAACCTACGTGAGAGTACGTATATATTTTCAGCTGCGAAGAATTACCAACAAACGAAAGAAATAAGTTCTTTGATTAGTAGTGGAAATGGTTTTAAGCCATTTAGCGAGTTTCAAAAAGATGCAAGCAAGGTATTTGACACCTACAATAAGAACTACCTAACTGCTGAGTATAATAGTGCAATAGCACAAGCAAGGTCAGCACGTTTATGGATGGAAGTTGAAAGAGAAAAAAGTATTTATCCACAATTGCAATATGAAACGGTTGGAGATGGTAGAGTAAGACCTGAACACGCTGCATTGGATAACATTATACGTCCAGTAGATGATAAGTTTTGGAATACGAATTATCCTCCAAATTCATGGAACTGCCGTTGCGTTGTTTTACAGACTTATGATGCGGTTAATACCGATTTAAGAGGTAAAAAAAAGGTTATAGACGATGCTGTTCATCCATTATTTAGGTTTAATAGCGGTAAAAGTAAACAGATATTTACAAAGGAGCATCCATACTTTGAAGTAGCTAAACAAGATAAAGAATTTGCAAAAACGAATTTTGAATTACCTTTACCGAAGTAATGGCAAACGAGGCACGAAAAATACAAATGGCGCAAGTGAAATTGCAAAAGACATTAACTGCATTTATTACGGTTATGGGTACTGATGCAAAGAATCATTTTGTTAAGTCATTTAGAAATCAAGGCTTTGAAGATGATAGCATACAAAGGTGGCAACCGAGAAAGAATGAGATTAGTGGAGGCATTGCAAGAGTAAGACGTAAAAGTTTAGGCAGTAGAGCGATATTAGTAAAGACTGGAGATTTAAGACGTAGTGTAAGAGTAATTAGTAAAAGTTATAGAAGTATAGTTGTAGGTAGTGATTTACCTTATGCTCAAATTCATAACGATGGGCTTTATGGGAAGGCTTTTGGTAAACATAGGTTTAAAATGCCTAAACGTCAATTTATAGGACACTCAAATAAGTTGATAAGACAATTGAGAGCGAAATTAGATAGTAGAATAGTAAACGTATTTAAGTAGTGGAAAAGGAATTATACATAGCATTAAAACAAGAGATTGAAAGAGAATTACCAGAAATAAAAACGGTAAGGCTTTTTAACAATCAGTTTGAAAATGAGAGTACAGAGAATGCTTTTTTGTACCCTTGTTGTTTGTTACAATTCCAAGCAAACGGATTTAAAGAACTTTCACAAGGTGTTCAACAGTTTGATATGACTGTAACAACACATTTAGGATTTGAAAGCTACAAAGATGAAGATGTTGATATTTTACGATTGAAACAAGATTTATACAAAGTAGTAAATAGATTTAGAAACGAATATTTCAGTAGATTATTAAGAGTAGATGAGCGACCTAATTATAATCATTCAAACGTACAAGTATATGAAACTGATTATAAAACAACGGGTAAGGACTTTGCAGACGATATTAGACCGAATAAAGATGTAATAGCAACACCAGTAGTTACACCAACATTAACAACATTAGCTAACTTATAATGGCAAGAACGATAAATGAAATAATAGCAGAGATGGACGCAGAACAAGCGTTGCAATCTTCGTTAAGTGGTTTAAATAGTCCGAGCCAAACTGCTATCTATACACTATGGAAGTATATTATTGCTTCTTCTATTTGGGCGCATGAGAAGCTATGGGATTTATTTAAAGTAGAATTAGAAACAATAGCAAACAATGCGGTTGCTGGTACTGATGGATGGGTACAATCAAAAGCTTTAGAGTTTCAATATTCAGCAACAGACCCTCAAGTTATTACGCTGGTTAATTTTGTACCAACATACACAATAGTAGATACTGATTTACAGATTATAACACGTTGTAGCGTTAAGACTTTGCCGAATAAGGTAGTAAGTGTTAAGGTTGCTAAATCTGACCCTCCAAGTGCTTTGAGTTCAACAGAGTTAAGTGCATTTGGTGGTTATTTAGATGATATTAGTTTTGCAGGAGTACAATATAGTCCTATATCTTTGGCTTCGGATAAGCTATATTTAGATGCTGAGATTTTCTATAATGGGCAATATTCAAGTGTAATAAGTGATACAGTTATAGATGCTATTAATGAATATTTAGCTAATATTCCTTTTGATGGTAATGTACGTGTTTCATCTTTATACGATGCAATACAAAACGTAGCAGGAGTAACAGACGTTATTATTAACGATATGGCTATTCGTGCAGATGCAACAGTATTTGCTAATAAGACTTATTTAGTACAAAGTAACGCAACGATATACAATAAATACCCAACATTTGCAGGATATATTGTAGAAGAAGATACAGCAAGTAATACATTTGTTGACAAACTAACATTTACACCTGAGAGTTAATGTACGATATTTATGTTATAGATTTTAGTTTATTATGGGAGAAATTATACCCTCCTATATTAAGACAATCACTACATTTAGCGTGGGGGACTGTTGTAACTAAACCATTGCAACGATTAAGGAATTTAGCTTTTGAAGATTATGCAAATGGGAGTATAGCAACAATATACGATAATAGTACAGCATATTCAGTAGGAGATGAGGTGTATTACACGAATCGTGCTGTTTATAAATGTATTGAGGCGAGTACTGGTAATTTACCAACAGATACAAATTACTGGGTTAAGATTTTAGATAATAGAATAGGAGTAAGAGAGCGTATAAAGTACGATAGTAGAAAGGTATTATTTGAGTATGCTTTAAATAGATGGTTTGATGTGCCAAGTGCAGACCCTCAAATATACATAACAAATAACACTATTTATGGCACTGCATTTTTATTAGGCGAAAGTGGAGAAACATCAAGTACAATGGCTTGGAACTCAAACTTCCAAAACTTTTATTTAGGCAACTCATATAGTTATGAAAGTGATGCGTTTACTATTTACGTGCCATTATTAGTTTTTAACGCTTTAGATACAAACAATACAAATAGAGAAAATATAATAAGAGGCTTTGCGGATAACTACGTATTAAGCGGAATTACATATAATGTTTTAACATATTAATAACTATGAATACAATTTTAACAAGTGCTATTAGCGACCCGAACATACAGCAACCTTTTACTGGTAAGTCGTTACAATTCTTACAAAACAGTTATACTAACATATTTGATAGTGTATGTAAGTCAATTATAGGCGATAGGAATTATAGCGGATTAGGTTTCTATGCAATCAGTGGATTAAGAAATACTGGAACGCCTCCTGCTTATGTTATTCCTGAAGGATGGATTTTTTACGATGGGCAAATGTACTATTGCTCGGGTTATAGTGGAACTCCAGTAAATGATGTTATTGGAACTATCACAGTAACTTATGATACATCAATAGACCCAGTTACATTTACGGATGGTATAGCACGAAATGTACATAGAATACAAACAATTGTATTGAGTGATGGTGTTAGTGGTTCTGCTGATTTTGATTATGATGATTTAGATTTTGCACAAGATAGTTTTTATAGAACATTTGCACAAGGGGCTTACTCAGGTTCAAGTGCAACTGGAACTACAACACTGCCATTATCAACAGATGAATTAGACCCTAATGGGTGGTTAAATGGTGCTACTGGCAGATTTTTGCCAACTAAATCGGGATATTATGAAATATCAGCACATTATATTTTAAATGCTGGCAGTGCTGTTAGTGCAACTACAAATCAATTAGTAATACAAAAGAATGGTTCAACTGTTAGAACTATTGGCGGTGTAAGTGATTATGTTGGCTCAGATGACACAAGACACGCATCGGGAACTTACATAGTCCTATTGAATGGGAGTACTGATTATATCGAATTAAAAGCAATACAAGATACAGCACAAGTGTTAGCTTATGTTGTATATTTTACAGCAAAAAGAATTAGCGAGTAGTTTTTTAGTTTTCTGCTCGTTACAAGCCCCTCCACCTTGATTGGTTGCGAGGGGCTTATTTATGGATTAGTGTATATTATAGTTGTATCTACTTGAAACGTAGTGTTACCATAATTTGCCCAATCTGTAAGGTTTATATTTGGCTCAGGTTGTATTGGTTCGTCTTTTTCACAAGCAATAAGTATAGTGCTTGCAAAAATTAATAATAGTTTTTTCATAGTTTTATTTATTTAACCACTCACAAAAAGCACGAGCGTATAACTCTTTGCCTTTAGGGAATGTAATTACCACTTTGTTAGTTATTGTACTGTAAATAGAACGTCCATCAACTGATATTAGGTATTTCATTTTTTCAGTTCTTTAATTATTTCACAAAAAGGTTTTCCTGCCTTAATGTTATTTTGTTCTAACACTTTATAATGTGCTTTAATTATTTCCCTTGCTAAGTCGGATTCTCTAACACCACGATAAATACAATCGTTTAGGAATCTGTTTTTAGTTTCTGAAGATAAGTACGTTGTTGTTTTAACGTAGTTTAATTTAAGTTTTTCGCTAAGCCTTAATCTTAGTCCTACAAAGTCGGTTACAAATTTCATGTTGTTTGTTTTAAAACTGTTACAGTTGAATAATTGGAGCAAATATAATAATTAATATTGTATTATGCAATTTAAGTACATAAAAAATATAGCAGACGATAATTCAGAAGCGACTATTTTATTATACAACCAAATAGGTAGTTCTGTTGATGAGAATGGGAATATCACTTATGGTATTGATGGCAGTTATTTTGCATACGAAATGCAATACTTACAAGATAAGTGTAGCAAAATTAATGTTCGTATAAATTCAATCGGAGGCAATGTAATGGATGGTTATTCTATTATATCCTCAATTTTAAATAGTGCTATTCCAGTTGATACTTATGTAGATGGATTAGCAGCTTCAATTGCAGGAGTTATTGCAATGTGTGGTAAAAAGGTTTATATGATGGATTACGGTACATTAATGCTACACAATCCAAGCGGAGGTTCTGACAAAGCTGTTCTTAATTTAGTGAAAGATACATTAGTAACTGTTTTAAAAAATAGAACTTCACAAGATGAAGATACTATTTCTAAAATGATGGATGTTGAAACGTGGTTAGATGCAAAGACTGCTAAAGAAAAAGGAATGGTAGATGTTATTGTATCAAGTGGCAAAAAAATCAAAATGAATACCAGTGAAAGCCTATACAACATGGCTTTAATTTATAATAAATTAATAAACCCGAAAAAACAAATGAATTTAATCACAAACAAATTAGGATTAGATGAAAATTCAAGCGAAGAAATTGTAGTATCTAAAATTAGTGAGTTGAAAAATTCACTTGAAGAAATGCAAGCTGAAAACGAGAGAATTAAATCTGAGTTAGCAGCAAAAGAAGCTGAACTAACAACTATCGAAGCTGAGAAAGAAGCACATAAACTTGCATCTATCGAAGAAATGGTAAACTCTTTTAATGTAAAAGAAGAAGACAAAGCAGCTACAATTGAATTGGCAAAAGTGAATTTTGAAGCAGTTAAAAATATGCTATCAAAACAATCTGTTAAAGAGCCAGTAAAGGTATTTGACTTTAAAAACGTAGTAACAAAGAAAGGTTCAGAAGACCGTTCTTCTTGGACTATTAGAGATTGGGAAAAGAAAGATGCAAAAGGATTAGAAGTAATCCGTAATTCATCTCCTGAAACTTACGAAAATATGTATAACGAATTTTATAAAAAACAAAAATAAAACATGGCAACAATTAACAACCCATTCGGTGCAGCAAAAGTGGCTGCAATCGCAGCAACTGGAACAACAGCACTTACAATTGATGCTGATGTTACTTATGTATCTTCTTTAACTACCTTAACTGGTAACGGTACATTAGATTTAACTTTGTCTTCTGAATTAAAAGCAGGAGCAACTTTATTTGTTAAAGTAAAAACAACTGGAACTGAAACATTTACATTCGGTACTGGTATTGATGCACCAGTAGTAACTGGCGTAGCTGGTAAAACTTGGACACAAGGATTTTGGTACGATGGTACTATCTTTTTGCCAATGGGAGCAAAAATTCAAATTGATTAATCCAAATAATAATAATTAAATAACAAACACAAAATGGCATTACAAAAAGAAGTTTGGATTGCAGACATCCAAGAAACATTATTCGCTAATAACGAATTTGTAAATAGAGCTACTGACCACTCAATGTGGATTAGCAACAAAACGGTACACGTACCACAAGCAGGAGCAAATCCAGCAGTTAAGAAAAATAGAACAGTATTACCAGCAGCTATTTCTCAACGTACTGACACTGATTTAACTTATGATATGGCAGAATACACTACTGACCCTATCTTATTAACTAACATTGAAGAATTGCAAATTAACTATGCAAAACGTCAATCAGTATTATCACAACACATTGCTACTTTAGGAGATGTAATCGGTAACCAAACACTTTACGCATGGGCGCCAGCAGGAGCAGGAACATACCGTAAAACAACTGGTTCTGCATCATCTGCTGCATTAGCACCTACTGCAACATCAACTCGTTTGGCTATCACTTTAGCTGATATTGCTGCTGCAAAAGGAATTTTAGATGCTCAAAACGTACCAGCAAACGGTCGTGTTTTGGTTATGCCATCTGACATTTATAACGGTCAATTGTTAGCAATCCAAGATATTTACCAAGCACAATCTTACGGTTCATCTGCATTACCAAGTGGTGTTGTAAATCGTATTCACGGCTTTGATATTATCTTACGTCCATCAGTTGTTGTTTATGATAACTCAGGTACTCCAGCATTGAAAGCTGTTGATGCTGATGGAACTCCAACAACTGAGGCAACAACTGATAACATGGCTTGTTTAGCATTCCATCCATCATTTGTTTGTAAGGCTTTAGGTACTACTGATGTGTTCTATGATGAAGATAAACCTGAGTATTATGGTTCTATTTTCTCTGCATTAGTAATGCATGGAGCAGCGAAGTTACGTACTGACCAAAAAGGTATCGTAGCAATCGTTCAAGCTAACTAATAATAACTTATAGCACACTCGATTAACTTCGGGTGTGCTTATTTAAACTAAACTAAAATGACAAATGAATTTGCAAGTAAATTAGCGCAACCTTATTTGAGTAAAGATGATGTTAAAACATTATGTATACTTGGAGATGGTGGTGTTTATTTAAACAATGACATAGCAGTAATGCGACAAAATGCACTTGACAGAAATGTTAAGATTTTTGTATTCAAAGGCGAAACAGAAAAACTTAATGAAGTAGTTTCAGAAACTAAAGAAGAAGTAGCAGAGCCAAAAAGTGAGGTTGAGAAACCTACAAAATCAAACAAAAAGAAATAATCTTAAAAATATTTTAAATGGCAAACGATGTAGTATTTATTAAAGGTCAGGGAGGTTTAGGACGTCCATTAGCAGGCGAAGACCATATCTCAGCACTTTTATTTTACACTTCGGCTACTTTACCAACTGGTTTTAGTTCTAATAACAGAATTAAACAAGTTTTTAGTTTAGCAGAAGCGGAGGCATTAGGTATTACTAATGTAGGAACTGGTGCAACAGCATCAACAGCAACCTTTGAAGTAACTAATAAAGGAGCAGTAGGCGATACTGTTAAATTAGTAGTAACTGGAATTGAGGGCGCAGTAACAATTGCTAATTATACACAAGTAACAGCAGATATCACAAGTTTAACAACTTCGGCAGCACGTTTAGCAGCAGAGATTAACTTAGGTACGTCTACACATGGTTATAGTGCAAGTCCATCAACAGCAACGGTAACAATTACAGCACCAAAAACTGAGGGTATCTTCTTAAATAGTGGTACTCCTTATGTAGCTACATTAACTGGAACTGTTGCAGGAACATTAACACAAAACGTAGTAGTAGGTGTTGCAAGTACAATTGATATTATGCACTATCACGTAGGGGAATACTTTAGATTACAACCTAAAGGAAATCTATATATTGGTATTTATGCTGTATCTGCTGACTTTGCAGAGGTTACAACAATGCAAAATTACGCTTTAGGTGCTATTCGCCAATTAGGTGTTTACACTCAAGCTGCTTATGCAACTGGAACAGTAACTTTATTACAAACACAAGCAACAAACAACGAAGCAAATCACAAACCTTTAGAGATTCTTTACAATCCTGACTTTGCTGGCACTGCTGACTTAACAGCTTTAACAACTACACACTCTTTAAGTTCACAAAACGTATCTGTTATGTTTGGACAAGATGGTGCAGCAAAAGGTTATAAGTTGTGGAAAGCAACTAACAAAAGTATCGGATGTTTAGGTACTTGTTTAGGAGCAGTAGCATTTGCAAAAGTAAGCGAATCAATTGCATGGGTATCTAAAT